GCCGCGCTAACGGTATCAGCCACGCCAAACGTGTCAAATACTAACATCTCAAGAACATCATCTGTAGATGCACCCGTTGTTAGTACGACACTTGTTCCTGTTGTAGCTGCATAGTCAGTTACAGGTTTGAGAAGCACACCGTTTTGATAAACGTCCAAGAACAGATTATCATCATAAGCTAGGCTTATGCCACTGCTATCATTACCGCTAAATGATGTTTGTCCAGCCGTAGCAGCGTATATGTACCTGCGTCTTACCCCGGCCTGTAATGGTCTACCTATGTATGGCATTAGCTCCACTCCTCTTCTGGTGCATCAGGCCATGTTGGATTGGCTGGATTTGTTTTGCGTATGGTGCGGATAGAAGCACGATAAGTGTTAAATGCGGTAACGCAATCAGCAGTCAAGCCGTTGTTTGGTATCTGCGTCCAGTCACTTGCTTGCAAAATAGCTTCAGCAGTATCGGTTACTAATACTGTGGTGTCAGGAAAATTTTTTAGAAGAATACTTTTATAATTTGCCATTTAGTAACTCCTATCCCGCTATTTCCGTAAGCAAAAATGTTGATGAAGTTCTGGCATAGTTATCTGAGCCTCGCCTGTTCATGTACCAAGTCTCACCACTCCCAGTTAATGCCCACTGCATTTTATAAGTGATTGCGCTGGTTGAGCTTGGACTATCTACAAACATATGACCAGCTTGGTGGAATACACTGTTTACACCATCATAATTTTGCATAAACACATTATGTGAATCTGCACTAGCACCTTGTCCAATCTCTGTGCTACCTCTAAGAAGTTTCATCAAACAACCAGTTCCTGTAGAACTACCACATAAAAGACCAAAACTAACTTGAATTAATATCTTACTGCTCGTTGATAATGGTGTAATTGTTGCGGTCATTGAGGGAATATCAGCGTAAGTTTGTGACGAAATAGTTGAAGCCGCCGTACTTACACTTGATTGTATCTGCAACACAGAACCCGCTGGCATTCCCGCATCACCAATTTTTGTCAGTGCCATCTATCTATCTCCGATTACTGCGCTGGGGCAAACTTAATAGAAGAAAAACAAGTGTAATTAACATCTGTATTGCCACTAATATGTGTTCCACTTGCCAACGAATCTGCTATAAATTTTATTCTAAAGGTAGAAATATCAGTTACATTAACCATAAATTGAAAACTACAACCATTGTTTGCCCCAGTGTCAGTGTCTCCATTGTAAGCAACAGCTATCTGGTCATATGCACCGCCACTGTTTACACTTACATACGCAGCCACGCCAAAAGAACCATCTCCAGAGCTTGTGTTTTGTCCTTGTACACTCATGTCAATTTTGTACAAACCAGTTTTAGTAAAAGTAAAAACACCACTACTTTCTGTTAAACCGTTAACAGAAGCATTGTACCCGTCATCTGGTCTTTCCCAACCTGTAATGTCTGTTCCGCTGCTAGTATAATTAGCCGACAATCTCCAAAAATCGACTGAAGCCTGTGATTCAGTTACTTCACCAGTAAGAGTTGTTGCACCAGTAACAGCCAGTGTACTAGATAAAGTAGCTGCACCAGTAACAGCCAGTGTGCTAGCAGCAGTCACAGCATCCGTAAAAGCACCCGTAGTTGCTGTCAGTGCAGAGGTAGCTGGGTGTGCGATTGTAGCATGAGTACGAGCTAGGTAATTTACAAAGATGTTGTTGCCGGAGTTACTAGACGGGGCAGCAGTAAAGGTCAGTGTCGTGCCGCTTGATACGGCATACGCTGCTACGTCCTGTACAACACCATCCACACTCACCAAAATGTCTTGGTCAGAGGTTACAGGAAAAGACAAGGTAAATGCGGTAGTACTACCGTCGCCACTAAACTGGTCAACGGCAGGTTGACTTACAAACCTGTCAGCAGCCTGATTACCTACATATGGCATTAGGTTATCTCCATAATACTTAGTGTACCTGAAAGTTTATCTGCGACGCTACAGTCTACTGTAATCTGATCTGTAGTTTCTAGAACAACCTTGTTTCCTGCCATTAATTCCAAACTACTGCCGACAGGAATTGGCGCATCTTTTACAATTATGCTTGTGCCGTTGGCTGTATTATTTGTTACCGCTCGGTTAGCTGTATCACTGACTAACCTAACAGTGGCAGTTACTTGGCTAGTGTGAATGTTACTGAGAATTAAGCCTAGAACAACTGTAGTTGTGCTACTAGCAGCAGTATACACTACATACGGAGTTCCGCTACTTGCTGGTTCGGCTGCAAAATTAACAACCTTAAAAGTATTAGCCATTATTCTCTCCTATCCAAGCGCGATCGCCAAGGCCGTGGCATCGTCAGTTGTTGCTGCACCTATGTCAGAAGCTAACTCAGAAGCAGATCTACCCTCTATTGATGTGCCATTTACCCGTAAAAAATCATCGTCTGCCACACCGCTAGTAAACACAGCTATATTACCGTTAGATATGCCTGTAGATAGCGTTGCTGTTGTTGTAATAGCAGCGCCGTTTAAAGTCATGGCATCAGCTTCAAGTGTGCCGTCTACATCAACATTACCAGAAATATCCAAAGACGCTGCAATCAACTGATCAACTTGTAGATCTTCATGGCTTGAACCTAGTTTTAATTCAAACTTTGGTCCTGTAGTGTTATATGTAAATGTAGCATCGTCACCTGAACCACCCTCTATTGTAATACCTGCACCATTTACAACCGCGCTAGTGCTGTTGCCACTATCCAACACAATGTTGTGGTCATTTAGATTTACTGTTGTTGAATTTACTGTGGTTGTTGTGCCTGATACAGTTAAATCACCTTCTAGTGTGACATTGGCGCCGCTAAATGTCATAGCAGTTGTAGTGCCTGATTTTATAAGAAGCTCACCACTATTATTACTAAGACCACCATAAGTTGTACCTGCGTCTTTTAGAAGGACATCTGCGCCGTCAGCGTCAAGAGTGATATCTCCTGCAGAATCTAATGTTATTGTAGAGCCTGTTATATTTGTTATTACAGGATCTGTTAATGTTTTATTTGTTAGTGTGGCGGTTGAAGACGTCGAAACTAGTCTAGCATTACCACCTGTACTAGGTAACGTCAGAGTGTTTGACGCACTTTCTGAATGAGGTGCGGCTATTATAATCTGTCCGTGTGAGTTTGCTTCACAATTTAATTGTATAGCTCCTTGGTTCGTATTACCCTTTACAACTACTTTTCCCGTCCCGTTTGGTGCAAGTTCTAGATTAGCATTTGAAGTAGTAACAATATCTTGACCATTCATATCAAGGTTGCCACCCAATTGTGGAGTAGTATCCTCAACTACGTTTGATATTGCACCTGATGTTGCAAGACCTGCAACTATTGTGCTACGAGTTATCTTTTTTAGTCCACCACCAGATGTATCTACAGCAAGAAATACATCATCACCTGCAACCGTAGATATTTCAGAAAGATCACCAACTGCCTTTTCTTCATAGCTAGTGCCATCTGCAATAAGAAGTTTACTTGCTGTATTGTCTGGCATACGAAGTTGTGCGCCAAGAGTAAGATTACCCGACAGTTCAGCCGCACCATTCATGTCGATTGTGGTGGCATTAATTTCTATTTCAGTGTCTGATACAAGGTCAAGGACACCATCTGCTGATTGATGTATATAAGTTCCGCTATCGCCAAACTGTAACTGGCGAGAACTGTTAAGTAGTAATGCTGTGTCGGCTACATGAGTCAACGTCACATCAGTATCGGCGCCAAACCCAAGGACAGCTGCATCAGACTTCAGAGTTAGATCATCACCCACTGTTGCATCTGCAGATATTTCAAGTAGTGCGGTGGTAACTTCTACTTCTGTATCTGCAGCAATATCCAGTTGTCCGTCAGCGCTGGAATTTATAAATAATGCGGAGTCTCTAAATAATATCTTTTTATCAGTGTCAACCAGCATGTCTTCTGCAAGACCATCAATGTAGGCTGAACCATCAATATATATGTCTTTCCACTCTTTAGTGGAGCTACCTAAATCATACGCGCCATCATCGTCTGGAATGATGTTTGAATCTATTTCTCCACCAAACACAATGTTGTCGGTGTTTGCGTCACCAAGAGTTACTGTGCCGCCGTTAAATGTAGTAGTGCCTGTTACTGTGAGATTGCCACCCACCCCAAAGTTACCAGCTACAAAGTTTTGGCTCTCCACAACATTTGTGCCATCACAATACACGTGTCCTGTGCTACCAGAAGGAATAGCGATACCAGTTCCTGATGCGGTTTTTATAGTTACTGTCTGCGCTGTGCCGTTCTTTACAATAAATATTTTAGTGAGTGCAGGACATATTACTGTGGCTGCACCAGACAATGACGTGCCTGTATCAGTAAGATTAAGGATGGCGGCTCTAGCTTCGGCTGTCGTCCCATCTGCTGTGGACAACGTGGCAGAATTACCACTCCAAGTATTAATTGTTTTAAAACCTGCAACAGCTTCTTCAATCATCGAGGTGATGTTATTGTTAACAACGTCACCCCAAGCGCCACTAAGCTCACCTTGAGTTGGCAATGCTAACTTTAAAAGAGTAGAATACTGTGTTGCCATTTATAAAACCTCACGAATGCTATAAGTAATACACTCAATAATCGAAAACTGCAATCAATCTACGCGTATTATAGCGTTTGTTTTATCCGCAGACGGAAATTGAATAACAAAATCTGCAGAACTTGTTTGTTTATCTTCTCCAAAATCTATCACTGCTATGGCAGGATTACCTGTTGCAGACTTGTAAATTAGCGCTCCTCTGGCAGTTATAGAAGAAGAACTCCAAGTCGTGTCTGCAAGATCTAAAAACGCTGTAGTGCCTGATGACGCTGGGTTTGCAGCTATACTAAGTGTATTACCTCCTGCCGTATACCCAGTGCCACTAACCTCATTAGTTGTTGTATACGCGGTAGTAGTGGCATCTAAAGTCGCACTGGATGTGTACAAAGCAATTTTAAACGTCTGCGACGTATTACTACTAAAGTCCATTTCTCCATCTAAAAGAGCAACTTTAAATGATGTACACAATGTTTGAGTTAAAGCCATAATTTATCCTTAAGCTACCGGCGTGCGAGCTTGTCCAGAACGATAGTAATCTTGTCGTAATTTACCATCTCCGGTACGTTGTAGTAACCCAATAGCCTGCAAGTAACGTTTTTCATACATAGCAACTACATCAGCCTCACCCTTCATAAACCGTATGGCTTCCATAAGTGTGCCGTTAAGAAGTGCGGTATCAAAATTATCTCCTAAGTATGTACCACCAGCCGTAACTATGGACGTAGGATACTTTGCGTATATGTGTTCTAGTGTATAATTAGCATCGGGAATTGGAGAAAACATAAATCTTACATTTGAACCTGAAGTGCTATGATAAGCATAAAACTTTGGTAACCCACGTTTAGCAGTTGTAGTTACAGGATATGCTTCTCTTAAAAAGTTAGAGTCCTTATTTAATAAAAAAGTCTGAGTATCATTATTTACTATTGCTAAACTATAAGTGTACAAATACCCATCAGGTGTAGTGTACAGCTCATTACCAGCGGTTAAACTACTACTATCAACATTACGCATGGCTGGTAGTTCGACAGAGTTAAATATTAACTGCTCTGCCTGCTGTGCAAATAACTCGTGTTGACCCGACGTAAACGTTGTTTCGCAGATATCCTCAACATTTGCCTTTAGACTAGTGTAGTTCATAACTTACCCCATAGGACCGCGAGCCATAAGTCCCTTAGTTGCTGCACCTGTACCGCGTATTTTGATACCGCCTTTGGCTGCACCCTTGGATCGTACCGTCTTACCTGCTTTAAATCCCGGCACTCCACGGCCTTTAAGAATATCCTTCTGAGTAACCTTATTGTCACCTGTCAAATCAGGAAATCCGCCTGTGTTTACTTGCTTACCCATGTTTGCTCTGTTCATTTTACTCTCCTACGAAGTTGTTACTGTGACTGAACCTACAGATGGAGTCATTACAAACTCTAATTTATTATCTAACGATCCTGAATATTTAAACGCTCTGCTTTCTTTGTATCCTACAAAATCTGGTCTAGGATCTCTTATTGCTTGCGGATCATCGACTGGGTGCATACCTAATTGATTCTGTGGGTGATCGTGATCAAAACACTCAAAACATGCCTTTAAGTTAGTATCATTACCTCTTCTTATTATATTACGCAACTCTCGCAGTTTGAAACGAAATCCGCATATGTCACACTCGCCTATTGCTCGCTTTGTTGATGCAAACCTGTTTGACATAATTAAATCCTAGCAATCCTCGGCACATACCGTTCAGAGGTTTTTTCTCTATCTTCACCTGCAGCTAGATTATACTGCTCATCATACGCGACTTTTAGCATTTGAATTCGATCTGAAAGTTCTGGCACTTTCATAGCAATGTGATATGCCAACCCTGCCACCAGACATGGTAGAAAACGATATACGACATCTGCTGTCTCTACTCCGCTACCAGCGTCTTCTATTCTCCTCATTCTAAAATACACAAACGTATAACTAGTGTCAGGAACAGGCCATAGATTTATTCTAGGTGTAGCTAACCGTTCTACAAACACCTGTATTGGTCTACCAGATGTTAACTTGTTAGGGATGGATGCGTAAGTGCTGACACCAATACGACTTATAGTAAGATCAGATTGAGTTGCAGAATTACCTGCATTAGTGCGGATTACATGATCAAGAAGGTCTACAGTATCTGCGGGTAGATTGTATTGAGCTGTTCCTGCAGTCACAGATATAGTGCCTTCGTCAATAGTCCACATGTTAATACCACGATTCTGCCACTCAATAGTCATCAGGTTCATGGATCTACGGGCAGTGCGAAGGTCATAACCTGACCGCATCTCACGTCCAGCACGTTCCCACGCTTCTTCAGCGATTTCAGTGAAATCCATATCAAATGCGGTGGTGCCTGACGTAGCCATTTATTTCTTCCTCTTCCTACGCGCTGCTTCTACTCTTCTTGGTTTTCCTGCTGGTTGTCCAAGTCGTTTCTTTTGGTTAATTCGTTTTCTTTTGGCTGCGGGTGACATCTCGCTTGAAGTCTTTGGTGTTTTAGAACTGACACGTTTGGAGGGGCGACAATATGGAGTACCCCGTTTTTCACCTTTGCGGCGCCCACACGCTTTCCCCGTGGAAACGTCCTTCCAGTCCTCTTTGAACCATCGCTTGAGAGCCAACCCACTCTTGGTTTTCCTTACCGCCATGAATATCTCATACGTATTTTGTAACTTTACGACGATTAACTATACCACAACCTCTAGCTACATTCGGATTGTTTGAGGCGCGCTTCCTACGTCTCCTAGCTAAACCTCCACCATTAAGCTGTATAACACCTCCAGTGGCTTTCTTTTTACTTTTGTTACCGTAATTAGCGGCACCAACCTTCCGGCATTTCGCAATGGCCCCCGAGGCATATGCGCTCGGGAAGACCTTATAGCGAGACTTTACCTTATGGTAACATGCGTCTTTAGGCATCTATTTCCCCTTTTTCTTTTTACCATAATTCTTAAACTTTTTATTTTTAAGCAAAGTGCCTAACGACTTAGCCTGTTTTGCATGCAACTTAGACGCTTTTTTAAGTCCTTTAACAACTTTTTTAACTCTTTT